TGTTGCCTGGTGTTGCAGACTTTTCAAATGCTGATAGTGCTGAACGTCAGAAGATGGCTTACTATGAACAAAGAGCTAGCTTTTTGTTTGATGAGTTAGTCACTGCTGGCGACTGGTATGACTTTGACAACGACGGTACCGTTGAAAGTTTAGAGAAACAACCAGGACAAGTTAATCTAAAGAGAGTGAGATGAGAACAGAAGTTTTAGAATACATTCAAACCCTGGACATTGGTGGCTACAACGTCAGCAATGAATTACCATGGAGCGAAAGTGGAACAGAACTTTATGTGAAAAACCTGAAGAAGATTTATGTTGACATAGATCAAATTCAAGTGGACCCTCAGATACTCACACTTGATGGCACAAACATCAACAATGAGATTACCATCATCAGAATCTTCCTTGCCAACGATGCTAAACAAGTACCAGCAAATTATAGTGATATTATAAATGAATTGAAGACTGCCAAGGACATTGAAGCGGCACAAGGGTTTACCCGTCGTGAATGCCAAGTGACTACAGATATTCAAGCAGATAGACTTATCACTACCGTAGAATTGAGATTCATTAAACTAACATAAGGAGCCAATTATGGCATATATTAACCCAGCACCAGGGACAGCAAACGCAGTGGTACTAACCATTGAAGTTGCGTCCAGTGATACTGATCTCACTCAGACAACACCATTGACGGTGCCCGCTCTGCAGGATATCACTATCAATGCATCTAACGATGTATTCACTTGGAGTCAATTAGATTCCTCAGCAAAGAAACAAGTGGCAACAACTTCAACCAATTCAATCTCAATGAATTGTGTAGTTGATGATACAACATTCTTTGGTACAACTCTAGCGTCAGTTATCACTGACACTATTGCCGCACAGGGCCTATTGGGCGCCAGCCGTAATAAAACTTTGATCAACTTCTCATTGAAGTTTGTTGAAGCCACTGCGGACCGCTACATCAAAGGCGTAGGCTATATCACTGGTCTAGCACCAACGGTATCAGCAGACAGCCCAGTGTGGGTCACACCAATTACCATCACGGTATCTGGTGAGTACACCGTTTCAGCAACAGCCTAATAGTTGTTTTGAGCATGATAGGGGGCGTTATTGCCCCCTTTCTCTTAGCGTGAGTTAAATACAAAGAGGTAGACAAATGGACTTACTAGATTCAAAGACAGACAAAGCACTGGTAGAAAGCCTACTGCAAGAAATTGCCAAAGCTTCAAATGAAATTGCCTGTGCCCGTAAAGACTTAGAGAAAGCAAATAGTAGAATAAGATTCCTTCTTGTTCTCACTCATACATTGTTAAACAGACAAGGAGATTAACAGATGAAAATCAATCAAATAGCCAGCAAACCCCAACTAATCAAAGTCATCGTAGATGACAAAGCCACCATCAAAGAGTTTGGTGAGGCAGTAGAATTTTGGACTTGGGATAGACAACCACTAGACAAGTTCATGAAACTGGCCAGCGTCAAGCAGGACAATCCTGGTGAGATTATTGAAATTGTAAAGACACTGATTCTAGATGAACAAGGCAAAGAAGTAATCACAGAAGACAATATGTTGCCCACTCAATTGCTGATTAAAATCATCCAGAAGGTGACTGAAACTCTGGGAAAGTAATTGGCGAGGATCTAGATTGGAATAGTGATGAGGCCAGTATGATACTCACTATTCACAACCTCGCTAAGACATATATGTTGTTGCCCTCAGAAGTGTTAGGTAGGGCAACCACATTTGATTTGTATGTACTTGATACGCATTCTAGGTTCATTAAATATCAAGAACAAAAGGCACAAGGCAAAGAAAGCAAGCAGGTGTTTGCCAGTCCAAAGAAGGCAATGCCCAGCAAGGCAGAAATGCAACAAATGTGGAACGATGTTAAAGCAATGAGCGAGGAGCGTGTAAAGTAATGATTGACATTAAACTAGATATACAGGATAGGATCACTGGGGATATCACTAAACTTAAACGAGAGTTGGGGGCAGTTCCCAAGGCAGCTGTCACTGAATATCAAAAGCTGACACCCGTCAAGAGTGGTAATGCTCGTAGAAAAACCACACTTCAAGGCAATACTATCAAAGCCAATTATCCCTACGCTCAACGTCTTGATGAAGGCTATTCAAAGCAAGCACCAAAAGGTATGACTAAGCCTTGGGAGCTGTGGTTGCAGAAACACCTTGATAAACTAATGAAGAGGTAAGAAATGGCTGCTAATCTAAACTATAACGTAAACGTCAACACCACTGCTGGTGTTCAAGCCTTAAGCAATCTACAAAACAAGGTTGCTGGTGTCAGTAATGCCTTTGGTGGATTGAAAAATGCCATTGGTGGCATTGCAGTTGGTGCTGCCATTTCAAGTATATTGAGATTTGCAGACGGCATCCAAGACTTGAGTGCTGCCACTGGCGTTGCCTCTGGCAACATACTGGGCTTTCAAAAGGCAGTTCAGGCATTTGGTGGCTCAGCAGATATTGCTGACAAAGCCATTCTCAGGTTAGTCACTAACATTGGATCTGCCAATGATGGTTCAGCAGAACTACAAGGTGCATTTGGTAAAATAGGTGTCAGTCTAAAGGACCTAGCCACTCTCAGCGAACAAGACATCCTAGCAAAGACTATCAAAGGACTTGAAGGCATCACTGACAAGAGTGAACAAGCCTTTATTAAACAACAATTATTAGGCAAAGAGTTCCGCAATGTAGCCACAAGTGGCTTGGCAGAAGCCTATGCCAACAGCACTAAAGAAAGTCAAAAGTATGCAGAATCAATTGCCCGTGCCGCTGAACTGCAGGACAATCTAGATAAAGCCTTAGGCAGAGTTAAATTAACTCTACTAGAAATTCTTGACCCAATTGCCAAGTTTGTGAACTCATTAGATCAAGAACGTCTTGGCAGTTTCATTGAGAACATAGTGAAATTGGCAGCGGCATTTGTGGCATTGAGTGCATTAAGTAGAGCCACCGTTGCCATACAGGCCCTACAGGTGGCATTTGGGGGATTACTGGCTACCACACTGGGCTTGGTAGTCAACGTGCTCAAGTTTGGTACTATCTTTGGCAGAGTGTTAACTGCCATTGGTGCTGCCGCTATTGCATTGAGTGCCATATTCCCAGAAACTGCCGCCAAGATAAACGCCGCACTTGGTGAAGCCACTGATGCTGTCAAAGAGTTTTTTGGATTTAAACCTGAAGACAACACCGCAGTCATCAACAACAACACCGCAGCCACAGAAGATGCTGCCAAAGCCGCAGCCGCAGCCGCTGAAATCACACGCAAACAGAAATCAGCCATTGATGAATTAAAGAACAGCATTGGTAATGTCACTGCCAACTTTGTCAAGATGAATGAGCAGAACATTGCTGCCATTAGACTGCAAACTGAATTGGTGGGCAAAACCAGAGAAGAAATAGATGTTAGAACGGCTGAAATTGATATTGCCAAACGTGCCTCTGATGAGATTGCCAAACTGATTGAACAAAAATCAAAACTCAATGAAGCACAGAAACAACAAGGCGGTGAAGCCTTAATCAATGCTGAAATTGCCAAGATTGAAGAACGTGCCAAGATTGATACAGAAACAACTCAACAGGCAATTAAGAATCTTGAAGCCAAGCGTAATGCCTACGAGGCATTGAAGGCAGTTCAAGACTTTGCTTATAAAACTGAAATTGAAGGTGTTAGAAAAGTTCAAGACATCATGGATGATATGAGATTGAGCACCATGAGCGGGCTTGAAAAATCATATGAAGAAATTGCCATTTCCTCACGCAAGTCAGCAGAAGCTGCCATTGATGCAGAAAACAGCCGTCGTCGTAGTGCTGGCTTGGCTAAACTGACTGCTGATGAAACCAAGCGTTATTATGATGAAGCCAACAAAGGCAATGCTCAACTGCAAAGAGCCACTGAAGAGGCTTATAACAATAGTCGTAGATTTAGCACAGGTTGGAAGAAGGCATTCAATGAATATGCAGACAATGCTACCAATGCTGCCAAGCAAGCAGAGAACCTATTTAAGAAAGCCACACAGGGCATGGAAGATGTCATTGTTAAATTTGCCAAGACAGGTAAGTTTGAATGGAAAGGCTTTGTGAATGATATGCTTGAACAACTACTACGCAGTCAAATACAATCAACATTTGCTGGCATCCTAGGCGGCATCACAGGCTCAATGGGCAAGAGTGGTGGCGGTGGTGCTTCAGGAGGTGGTGGTGGCGGAGGTGGTATCCTAGACTCTATCGCTGGCTTATTTGGCGGTGGTGGTGGTGGAGCCCCTGGCAGTTCTGCCAACAATCCCATGTATGTTATAGACATTGGTGGTGGTGGAGGTGGTGGCGGATTTATGGGCCCAATGCAGGATCAAGGACAAGGCGGCGGTGGACTAGGTGCAATATGGGACACCGTGTCAGGTATTGGCACAAGCATTTGGGATGGAGTCAGTGGCGCCGTAGGCGGCATTGTGGATGGCATCTCAGGAGCCTTTGGTGGCATTGCTGATGCAGTAGGCGGAATATTTGGTGGTGGTGGAGGAGGCGGTGGTGGCGGCTTCTTTGACTCAATTGGCAGTCTGTTTGATGGCTTCTTTGCCAACGGTGGACAAATTGGCGCAGGCAAGTTTGGTGTTGTTGGTGAGAATGGTCCAGAACTAGTTAGTGGCCCTGCCAATGTAGCACCAATGGGCGGTGGATCAACTTCAGTCACTTACAATATCAATGCCGTGGATGCACAGAGCTTCAAGCAGATGTTGGCACAGGATCCCAGCTTCATATATGGATTAAGTATGCAAGGCGCCAAAGGCGTACCAGCAAGGAGATAAAATGAGCTTTCAATGGATTATGGACTATGCTGAAACACTCAGCATTGATACAAAAAAGATAGTGGCAAGCACCACTGCTCGTGATGGCACCACTCGTGCTGTGAGTCGTGGAGGACAGATATGGAAGTTTGATGTCAAGGTGCCAGATGGCTTAAAATGGCGAGACATGAGAACATACATTGCGGCTTCAGAGGCTCTAGACAAAACCACAGCAGCCACTATCAATCTCACTAACCTTCCTTTGATAGTTGGCTATCAAGGCAACTATGCCAGCCAGACTGGTGTTAGTGGTGGCATTGCCATAGCCACTTCTACACAGGGTAGCAATACACTGACACTAACTACTGCATCAACATTAAGTGTGGGGCAATACAAATTTCGTGCAGGTGATTACATTCAATTAGGAACAGGCAATGTCTACAAGGTAGCCGCTGATGTTGCATACAACTCAATGTCAGTGACTCTGCATCGTCCTGTAATTGAAGCCAGTGCCGCAGGCATTGTGGTTAAGGTAGGCATTAACATCAGTTGGAGTGTCATATGCACCAACTTTCCGCAGTGGACATTAACAGAAGGCACCGCAAGTCTAGTGGCTTGGGATGGCAACTTTACATTTGTTGAGAATCTAGTATGAGCATTAACTTAACTTCATATGCCGCAGTTGAAAGTCATTTGTTTGTGAGAATACAAATAGATGAGTATCGTGTGCTGCCAACTGATGCGTATTCTGCACAGGTGTT